AAAACCAACGTGGTTTGAAGACAATGGATAAAAATTTATCCCATTTTTCATCTTTTGACCTTCGTCTCTCACATATATCATATATAACTTCCTTATGGTGGAGGTGGGGGGTTTCGAACCCCCGTCCAGTTTGCCTATTCTACTAGATGTCAACGACATCAGCATATTATTTATAAGCTCAGTTTGCAGTGCAGTCAATCTTAGATTGCCAAGCAGACTCGAATCCTTCTTCCCTGTAGCAAGCTTCATGATTACCCCATATCCTGCGGAAGTAGCTTTCTGATATGCTTGCTATCTCTGAGTCGGACCACGAATCTGGGATCAGATGTCCTTTGATGATCCAAAACAATCTGTTGGCTTCTTTGATTTCAATGTCTGTCATGGACCTATTTATGAACTTCACATGTTTAACAAACTGTACATGGTCAATGATTGTTCTAATTCTTCCTGACAGATCTTAAACTCTTTATGGAGTTTTTGATATTGATTGGTGAGTTTGCGTTTTTGCCTGCAGACCACTTCCTCAAACATCAATCTCTTGGCTAATTTTTCCCAATTTTCTCGCATGATCATCATGCTACGATATGACTCATAATCTTTGTACTGAGAATTCAACAGATTATAAATCCGTTGGTAATCAAGTCTAAATTGGTCTAAGTCAAATAATTCAAATAATTCCATAAATCCATATTAGCATATGTATGTCTGTTGTCAATCAACTTTGCTGAGATTAGCCAATATCGTCCTGCTCACACTAGGCATTCCAAATATGTCTTTGGTATCACCCATTAGCAATCCAAACGTGTTAGCTATCTCAGATATCATGGTCATCTGCAACACCGCTACTAGTTTCTTTATGTCGATACCGATCTGAGTGAGATATGCTTTGGTAGCATCCGAAGGATAAGTGTTGTATTCCGTCTGCATGTCATGCAGCTTTTCTTCTTCTAGGAATGCTGTGATTAACTCAACCGCAGGACCTAGCACGAATCCTTCCTTGTTAGGCTCGACTGTGAACAGATTTAGATTGTATATCCCTAAGATGGGATCTACCGTGTCGTATGCTAACACACCTACATCAGTTAACACGATCGTGTCGTCAGCGACAAACATCAAGCTGTCTAATATGTCTCGCAGAGATCTTTCCTTGTTGTCTAGCAACAATGAACGCATACGCTGCAATCGGCGCTCGTAGTATGCATCGCGTGTGATAGCTTCTGGATCCTGTAGCTGTAGATATATGTCAGCTGCTCTCCCTGGATCGCCGCTCCATATACCTGTGCGTTCAGGAAATGGTTGTAGTCCATTTGGTCGGGTGTTGCTGAATTCGCTGAGCAAACGGTTCTCGCCTGTGCAAGCTATACCAAGTGATTCTGCTCTATCTTTGTTGCGGCTCTGTATCATCACAGCCTTGATCCGTTGACCATGATAATCATCTGTCACGATCCTATTGATGAAATCAGACTCGCGACCAAACCCAGTCTTCTTGCCATGATCCTCGAGTGCTGTGGCAAAGTTCCACAGGTCGCTAGTACTGGCTGTTAATCGGATGTTGCCATTGTCATAGATGATTTCGATCAACGAACCGCTGCCAGGTGCTGTGCCAAATGTCACTGAATTTGCGGTAGTGCTTACGGTAAACTCAGACTTGAATTGATAAACACCGTCGATGTAGACGTCAACGGTAGTGGCTGATTGGAAACTTCCAACCACTGTGAACACTAACGTGGATCCGTCCCCATTGAAATTCTCAACTGATTTATTGTCAGTGCCGATAGCTATGCCGTACTGCTGCCTGAGGTATTGTTCCTTGTAAAGCTGTCCTACCGACTCGTTGTGATAGTTTTGTATATCATAAAGGGCGATCGCATCATCATCAGTAGCATTGGTGTTAACTACATCCATCTCCGTGACTATCGCATCATTGATATCAGTCACAGCATCGTCGAGATAATAATAGGTTCCAAAAGCATACCCGCCTGTGCTAGGAACGATTATGTCAGAAACGGAAGTGTAAGCGCCGTCGAGCGTGTCTTGCAACAGCACTAACAGATCTTTGAGATCATCGGTTACAGTGCTGTTCCACAGCGATTCTTGCTTGGTTGTTATTTCAGTCAATGTCTTGGTATGTGTGTAGCCTGCTGCTGTTCCCAAGAAATCAGCAACGGTCAGATCGCCATTGCCGCTGTATCCACTGACTGGTGATAGCTTGCCTTGTATGCTATCCAGTTCTTCTAGAGATGTGGGCAGCTCCAACGCATTCAATTCAGTTGCATCATAGAGTGTTTCCATGCTAACGAACAATCGTCCTAGTTCAGCAAGAGACTGCACATTGCCTATTCCGCACATCGCAAGCTGTGGGGCGATCTCGTTTAGATCAAGGAACTCGTTGGATTCAGCACTGCGGGGGAATAGTATCGCAGGATCACATAGTTCACCTAGATTAGACAGCCTATATTCCCTGTTTATTTCCAGGGCTATCAATGCAGAATCTATCGCAGCTTCATCTGTGATAGCGCTCAGTATATCATAGGCAATGTCATCGCTTTCAAAAGTGTTGATGTCTCGCACAGTGAGGCCGATCTGATGTATGGCCTGCAACACACCTGTTTCATAACCAACACCTACCATGATTATCTGGCTGCAGATCTGTCCTGCTGTACCGATTCGGAATAGATCAGTCATGTCCGCTAGGTAGCCTAGCTCACTGAGGTCGCTTCCTAATGCATTTAAGTCATTGGTTATCGATCCAAAGCCTTGCGTGATCATCGCATTGTAGTTTCGATGTATGCTCGCAAAAGGAGCCATTGGTTCGTCATTGACCAACACCGGAAGGGTTTCTGACAATGGTCCGATCAAGGTCTTGACCTTAGAACCGCCCATCTCTCTGATGTCCATGTTGTGGTAACCGCCCAACAAGGTCGTTGATGTGCCAGCACTTATAGCTGCTGCGTTTAACACTAGATTAACAGCCGATGTGCCAAATAACTTGTTTACACTTTGATCTACTGCCCGACCTAATCCGATAGCAGCGCCAGCGGCGCCTTGTGCTAAATTGAACGCTGCTGTGAAACTTGGTATGTGTCCCAGAATCTGGTTAGCTACTCCGCTAACAGCTTGACCGATGAAAGGTATGTTTACTCCCAGTGCTTGGCTGATAGCGGGACTGATTGAACCTAGTAATCCTGATATAGGAGATCCATGGCCTAGCGCAGCCACAGCTTGGCCTATCCCTGGAGCTATCGTATTCAATACATCTCGACCCACAGTTGAACTCACTATGCTGCCAATACCGCCAGCTAATCCACCTGTCACTGAATTTAATCCTTGTGAAACTAAACCAGCTGTACCACCATTGATCAAATTGACCGCGGTAGTGAACGCGGGAGGGATAGCTAATCCAGCAGCACCAGCTAGACTAGCAAACGCTCCTAAGACGCCTGCGCCAACTGGACTACATCCCCCGCCTCCGCCAGTTCCACCCGGCGGGGTACAATTTGTGTTAGCTGTCTTGGCTCTTTCGTCGATCGGCCGTTCGGGATCACCTGGCGAACTAGGAGTGCCGCTGGTTCCATCTGAGATCAGGGTAGGGTCAATAATAGGAACTAACCCTGATTCAGCATCAGCCATGCCTTGTACGGCTCCCGATGCTAACCAACCAGGCGCAGTATCTCGGCTTCCGCTCGATCCCCAAGGAAAGGCTTTCTGTCCTATTCCCTGTCGCCAGCCCGATTGATCAAGATGCATGAAGCTATCATATCCACCAAGGCCAACTGCTATTCCACGACTGCTATTGTAAGCAGTGAATGCTCTTGCTACCCGTTGATACTCGTTGGGATTAGTCAGAGGAGTAGTGAGCTTGCCATTATAGAATAATTGTATATCTGCTGCATCACCATTGGGATGGTTTTGTGTACCACTGGCTCGCTCATCTTGCCCACCATGGGGTGTAATCCTGGCTTTCCACCCGGGCCCCAAGGTCCCAACCGCCGTATCAATGCCGTTGATTAAATCTTGTTTAGGCGCATTACCATTGGGTATCTCAACATTTCCAGTCGTGCCACCAGGTGTAAAATTAGCATTAGAGGGACTGATCCCCGAACATGTGTTAGAACCGCTCATTTATCCACCTACTATGAATGTTGGACTGCCTGTAACCCTTGGATGCCCGCAACTGTCGATATCTCCAACAACATTAACATTAACATCACCTTTGCGCACTATTGCTGGCATTAAATACTCCGTCTAGCGATGATACTGGCTTGATACCACTGATAGCTTGTGTGTATTGATCGGCTACCTCTTTGTTGGTAGCGATATGTAACACCACAGCTGACTTGTTCAAGCTAATCGCTAGTGTATTTAAGTCTGTAGAAAGTAGGTATGGCATCATTGCCAATGTGCCCTGCTTGGTCGGTACCAGTGTCACTGGCTTTGTTATCTTGAATTCAATCAGTGTTTCGTCTTGCACCCGAGCTAACAATTCTTCACCAGTGATTAGCTTGAAGGTAACTACCGCACCTGATTCGTAGCCTTTGTTTAACAACATTATTGTAATCTTTCTAAAATATCTTCTTTGCGCATGGTTTTGAGGGTAGTGAATCCACCTTGTACTAGCACTTGCTCACCTGCGTAGATAACTGGTAATGTCTTGTGTCCTGCTGCTACGATTTTATTGCGAGCAGCATCGTCTGTAGTGATGTCAATTTCTGTAAAAGGCACGTCAATCATCTTGAGATAATCTTTAGCATTGGTGCAGTATCCGCACCCTGGTTTAGTGTAAACGATCAGTGTCTTCATGGTTTCACCCTTGTAAAATGTAATGTAAATATTCTCTTGAACGGATGTTTAGCATTAATAGTGTAAACCGTTGGTGTCTTCATAAGCTCATACCTTTGTTGTGAGTTTCCAACCTGCTGTTTTTCCATATTTAGGCGGACATGCATCTTTTTGTATTTGCTTCTTAAGTGTAGAAAGGCTCAAATTATTTTCCTTGCAAAATTGTCCTAATTCTCCGCCTATCAATATGTACTGTTGCTGTGTTGGTGCTGTTAATATATAAGTCTTGCTAAGCTTGTTGGTTGCACCAACTCGCTGTTTGGCTTTCTCTGAAATACGAGCTTTTGCCTCGGGAGAATGATGCCTACCATGCATGCCATTGTTTTCGCCTGCACTTGCTGCTTGTATCTTTGCTATGGTTTGTGATGTATGTTTTTTTGGTCCGTATCCGCCACGTGCCTGTTGCTTGTCGGCTCGCAGTTTCCTTTGTTCTGCTGCTCGCTCGGTGCCGTATATTTCTTCGTAGGTCTTGCCTTTATGATTAGGCGGGCGGTTATCTTGGCAAACATTAGTCAATATACCGTTAGCTTCATATCCTTTCCTACCCAGGCTCTTAATTAATTTTTCTTCGATATCATATGCCAGAGTTTCGTCAGTAATATTCTCTGCAACATAAGAGATTTTGGGTTCATATCCTGCTGCTCTGATTGTTGCAATCTTGTTTTCTTTATAGACGTTGCGTGTTTCCGGAACCTCCCAAAGATGGGTTTTAGCCCGCCGCCCTTTACCTTTTCCTACGTAAAAAGGTTGCTCATTTCTAGGATCTACAAGTTGATATACATAATACATGGTATTGTTCTCCTGCATGCCATATTTAGCAAGAGACTGATAATAACAGTTACAGATATTGCCTAGATCTGTTTGATCTGCACTAATAGCAAACATGTTGTATGATCTAAGATCTTTGCAAGGTGTGACATCAATTAAATTAGTATTATCATGCCAAACTGTGTGTCTTATAGCCTGTATGGTATCAAAACCTGCAATGTAATACCATCCTTTCACAGCCCGACCGCCATAAATTTCGCAATGTTTAGCAACATTATTATGGCAGTCATCAAAATCGTAAGCTGATTCAGCTTGGATCTTAACTGCGCCAATCCAGGTACAATTGAGCCCACGACTAAACTCAATCAGTGCTGCATCAATTGTATCTGGTATCGTCCACATTAGAGACTCATGCCTTTGAATGTCTCTGTGTTAGCGTCTTGCTTGATAGCACCTATCGTGTAGGATGAAATTTGGGTTTGCTGAGGTGCCACCTGTACTTCCATGCCCGAAATCCATTTCTGCGTCCAAGGTAATGGATTGCTGCCTGTCTTGTATGGGCTAGGCAATCCAACGTAGTTCATCCTACGAGCAGCGATGTATTCTACATACTCGTTGAGTAACTGTTCGTTGAGTCCGATCATGCTGCCGTCTTTGAATAGATATCTAGCCCAGGCCTTTTCTTGATCAGCTGCATCAACAAACATCTTAATACACTCGTCTTTGGTCTCTTCGGAGATCTGAGCATAGACTGGATCGTCTTTGGGCAACGTTTTGAGCAAGAATTGTGTGCTACCGAGATGTAAGTTCTCATCGCGGGCGATGAACTTGATGATCTTTGCGTTACCTTCCATCTTCTTGACTTCAGCAAATGCCCAGCTACAGGCAAAACTAACATAGAAGCGAACGCCTTCGAGGATATTCACGCTCATCAATGCAAGCCACAAGGCTTTCTTATGCTCGTATTCATTTCCTTTATAGGCTTCGGGATCAGAGGCCATTAAATTATTAAAATGGATCAATGTATCGTAATAACGGCTGATGTCACCTGCGCAGTCAACTATCTCTTTCATGTCCATCATGCCGTCAAAGATCTTGCTAGGATCGCTGTAGATGTTGCGTATGATATGCGTATAGCTGCGGCTGTGGATGGTCTCGCTGAAAGTCCAAGTAGTGATCCAGTTTTCCAACTCGGGCAAGCTACAGATAGGCCCGAAGGCAACACTAGGTGCCCGTCCTTGCACTGAATCTAGCAGGATCTGTCGCTTCAGATTGCTGGTAAAGATATGTTGTTCGTGTTCAGTCAGTGCTTTGAAATCTTTGGCATCACGGAAGATGTCTACTTCTTCAGGGCGCCAAAAGAAACCTAGCTGTTTATCGGTGAATTTATCCAGCGTTGGGTACTTCATAGTATCGTAGCGTTGTATAGTCACCCCACCATTTGGATCTAAGAATGCTAGACTCTTAGTGTGATCACTCTTATTATTGATATCAAATACGCTGCTCATCTCTTTTTCCCTTGTGTGTTTTTATTGTAGCATCAATCTTATCTTTGTAACGAGTAATCTAATTT